CACCGAAGTGTGGGAACCATGCTCAGCCAACTCCCTGGCCTATTGATCTGAACTGTCAGTTATCAACCGAGACCAGTCGATCCGTAGCTCAGCTGCCAGAAGGCATAACCGCCTGCAGCCCTGGCCTCGGCACCGTATTTATACTCCTTGCGCATGAACACATCGTCAGCCTGCATATCGATCTGCTGGACGAAGAGCGGGGCCTTGCGCTGCTGGTAGATAAACGGTTTCACCGGCCTGCTGGTGACATGCAGGAACCAGGCTGTGGTGGAGGTGAGGCGCGGATTGACCAGAACCTTCGCCGTGCCCTTGTACGGGTTGGGCGACTCGTCGGTCAGCTTGTCGCTCTCACAGATGAGCTTTGCCGTTGCTTCCAGCGCCGGAGGGACTTCCAGGACATCCGGGATCAAGGCCAGCGGCCTGCCTTCGTCATCCTTGAAAGCCATGATCGCGGTACGGGCCGCACCATAGCTGGCTACAGCCGCAGCTGTCGTTGCTGCAGAAAGTGCCGCCGTTCCCTTATTGGAGACGGACGCCCCGGCAACCGAATGATCGGTGTCGTAAAAATACTGGCCGTCATAGCAGAGAGCGGTGAAACCGCCATTCTTCAGGGCAGCGTCGATCTCATCTGGCAGCTGCTTGGCGGAATATCCTGCCTCCTGGGCCATGGGCGCGTAGATGCCCAGCTGATCGTCCTCGATATCGTTCCGATCGACGGCAACAGTCGCTTCCCAGTCCTTGTTCTCGATGGCGTACTTATAGGCCTCCAGCGACTTTATCACCTTGTCGCCGATCCACTCCCGCATCTTTGGGAAGCGGGACAGCCAGTTGTAGTTGTTGATGGCGCTGCCGCTCGGCACCAGCATGGTGGTCTGCTGCCAGATCGCCGGGGCCGCGTCGAATGCCTTGTTGAAGGTCGTTTTCAAATTAAGGAAAACGGCCTCAAGATTTGATCTATTGATGATCATTGTATCCCTCCGTTATAGGTTTCTTCTTACTTCACTTCCCGTTGGATAGAATTCAATTCCGTCCCCGGCTGACTCCATTAGCCGATATAGACCCAGACTCCGTCCGACTCGACGCCGATACAGGTACCGACGACGATGTCGTTGGTTGCCGCAGCCGCAGTGGTGACCGTCTCGTCATCCTCGAGGACCACTGTTCCGCCCAGGGCGGCGATGGTTACCGCAGTGGTGCCGTTATCGAACTTGAATGCCTTGTTCCGCATGACAACGATGCTGATAGCTGCATTCGCTCCGCTGGAATTATCCGCCGTCTCCTGGGCGACGCCCATGACGACCAGCCCTGCAGTATCCGCTCCCTCGACGGCATAACCGCTGGCATTGACGGCCACGATCTTGCCAGCCTCGATCTTGGTGCTGGCTGCAACCGCCAGCGATATAAGGACGCCGTCCTTATATGGAGTATTTCGTTCTGACATTGCTTCCTCCCTGGTTAATTACCGTACTTGGTTAATTGCCGTACTTGGCCAGATCCTCGGCGCTATTGCCGAACATCTCCGCGATCTGCTGCTGCTCGGCATTGAGCGCCTTGGCTTTTCCTTCCGGCGTCTTGTTATCCAGACCGGATGCATCGCCAATAACCGGAGCTGCCGAACAGAAAGCCTTGAAGCGTTCCAACCCGCCATCCTGCATGCACTGGGCCTTGTGATACTCCTTGGTGGCCGGGGTGATCTTGCCGTCGGTCAGCGCCTGATTGAGGGCCGTATCGACTTCCTTTTCCAGACCGTCTTTTTTGATGTCCGCCAGTGCCTGCTCGGCGTTGGTGGCCCTGGTCAGCGCCGCGTCATAGTCTCCCCTGGGAACAAACTTTTCCAGGCTGGGATTTTCCGCCCGGTTGGTCGCCGACGCCAGGTCGGTTTTCAAGATAGTGATCTTCGCCAGAGCCTGCTCTTCGGTGGCGTTTTCGGGCAGCGCCAATGCCGCCAGTAATGCTTTGAGCATAACTTCCTCCTCGGCTGGCTGTCCGCCTGCCTGCTGTTGGTTGAGTGCCGACATCCGAAAGTTCGGGTTGTTGGTCAGAGCGACCGACGTAATGCCGACGATTGAGCCGCTACCCTGCTCGTAGATGATGACCGGGCTCAGGTAGCGGTAGGCCCGATTCTCGACCACGGCCTTGCCGTCCGTGGTCCATTCCGCTTTTCCCCAGATCTCACCCGCACGGTTCTCCAGGGCGGTGATCCAGCCATAGGCCGGGGCAGGCTCGCCCTTCGGCCCTTTATGCTCGGTGGCGTGCTCCATGTCGATGGGCAGATCCCGGCCGAGCTGGGTAAAACTTTGCAGGATGTTTTCGGCCTTGTCGTTTTTCCATTTCCTTCCGTCGCGGCCGATAACATCGCCCTCCGGAACAAGCTGGACCCACTCCGGAGCGCCGTTTTCTGATGGGGCAATTTCAATCGAATTAAGCGCCGTATTGGTGTATTCTTTTTTCATGCAGGCTTCCTCTTAGTCCGAAACCAAAGAACCTTGTTTAAAAGTTGTTTAAATTTTCGACCATCAAACGAACCTGGCAACGTCCGACCCATCGGGCGTAGCACTCCAAAAATCAAATACAGGCCATTTTCGAGCGTTTTTCATTTTCATGCCCTGAGCGCCCTGCCGATATGCCGCTGCAGGATATCCAGCGTCTCTTCCGCCTCGTCATCTCCAAACACCAGATACGGCCTTGCCGGAATGGTAACCTTATGGCCTCTTCCGGCCTTTCCGCCCAGCTGCTGAATGGCGGCATAGATTTTATTGCTGCCGATCGATGCAGTAGCTCTGGAGTAGGCGGTGGTGACGCTTGCCGCCAGACCGCCGCTTACCTGCAGTATCCTCCCAGGCCAGGTCTTTTGTCTTTTTCGCCTGGCGATGGTCCTGGCGGCAAGCTCCTGCCAATCCGGTTTGCCTTCGGCGGCAAACTGATCCTCGGCGGCATCGGCCAGCACTCCGCTGATCTCGCGCATGACCGGTGTCGGATCGTCAAGGAGACCTGCCATCCTGGATATCCCGGACATAACCTCGTCATTTTCGATCTTGACGCTGATCACCTGCTCGCACCCTCCATATAGGCTTTCCCAGGGTTATAGCTCCAGCCCACATCCGGCTCAAAATCGATCCTTCGGCCGCCGACCGTTCCGTTGAAGGTGGCCACCGGCCGCATCTCGCCGGTCTTCTTACTGACCAGCCGATCCACACTGCCGATCTTGCCTTCGCTGTCCGATACGGTGACGCCCATCTTCTTCAGCTTGAATTCCGACAGGGTCCGCACCCTGCAGCGACAGCGCCAGCCGTTTGGCGGATAGAAAGAGTCCCAGAAGGGATCGTCGTTTTTAAACACCAGGCCGTTCAATGCCGCATGGCTTGGCCTGGTCCTGCTGTCCATCACCGCCACATACATCCAGTAGGGCCGCTCGTCGGCCAGCTCCATCTGCTCCTGATAGCGACCGGCCATATAGGCGGTCTGCATGTTCACCTCATAGATGGTCCGCAGCCGGTAAGGGCTGCCCAGCTGCACCACATTGCCCTCATCATCCAGAACCTGGCCCCACCAGCCCTTGCTCTTCAGGATCGGCGTCAGCTCTTTCTTGAACTGCTGGAAGGTCGTTCCCTCGGCCAGAGCCGACTCCACAGCCGCCCTGATATCATCGAGGATATCCTGGCGCATAACCTTGGCCACGGTAAAGGCCCTGGTCTGTGCCCTCTGCCAGACATCATGCCAGTCCCAGCTGATGGCGTAGCCCTTGCTCGTCAGGTAGGCAATGGCCTCTTCCGGCGGCAGGCCGAAGGCTATGGACAGGTCGTCAACTTCCGCCATGGATCCGTCCCCAGGTCTCGGCCAGAAACAGCACCCTGGCCAGCATCTCTTCCATCTGCCTGCTGCTCAGCTCCGGCAGCCCTTCAGCCAGCCGTTCCTGCAGGCTCTGGTAGTCGTCCCCATCCTGAGCCATGCTGATCAGCTCGCCGAGCATCTTCTCTGCCTGATCCTGCAGCATGGTGTCGCTTACCGCCATGCCGAGCTTATCCACCGCCAGCTGCTCATCCGTTTCCGCCTGGCTGGCGTTCATGGCTCTCTGTAAAGCCGGAGCCGGAACGTTCATGCCGACAGACGGAGCAGGTGTAAGCAGATCATCAGCCCCGGCCTTCGGATCAGGATCAGGCAATCCAAGCTTATCGCGCATGACCGACTGCTCCACCTTCAGACCAAGCGGCACCAGCTTCTCCACTGCGCTGACCAGGGCGGCAACATCCTCGCGCTCGATGGCCCGGATCTGCACTTCCGGGTAATTCTCCTGGGGACCGAAATTGAGATCGACAAAGGGCCGGACCAGGTCGCGGTTGATGGTCTCTTCCAGGGCCTCGGCATCATCATCTCGGATATCGTCGCGCACATCCGACTGCAGCTTATCGTTGCCCAGCTTGCCCGGTGTTCCGGATGCGGATGCCGTCTGCCCAAGGATTCCCTTGCTGACCTGGGCGTCGAGATAATCGGCCAGCCTCTGAAAGAAATCTGCAGAGCCGCCCTTGTTGCCTGCTTCGACCAGCTCGACCAGCATGTTCTCCGGAAAGACTGCGGCGGCATCGCTGCCCAGGTTGGCTACAGCGGTCTTGAGGATGTTGATCTCATCCTGGGTGGCGCTCTGCCCGTACTTGCCCATACGCAGCGGCATGCCGAAGACCTCGGCGAAAGCAAGCCAGTCCTTGATGGTGTAGCCCTTGCACATAAACGACCAGGCAGCCAGGCGGGCGACGCCGCCCCGGATCGGTATGCCGGACTTGCCGCGATGGATATGGACAATAAACTTATACGGGGCAGGCTCGATGCCGTTCATCAGGTCTGCCTCGTCGCGCAGCCTTATCTTGCTTTTGCTCTCCAGATCGAACTGGAAGAAGCGGGGATCGCGCCACTCGTAGCGCTCCGGCATCCAGCGGTTGCCGCGTCTCCAGATAATTTCCACCGCCGCATACCCCTTGCCGATGGCATCGAGGCAGTCTTTTAAAAGCGTCCGAAAGCCAGGCTTTTTCACCAGCAGCCGGACAGCATCGGCTATCTCTTTGTCCCTCGTTTCATCGGTGGCGCTCTCCACAGTCACCGGCAGCCTGGAGACAGCCAGCTTGCGCTTGGCCAGCTCTCCCGCATAGTGCAGGTCGCGCTCTTCCATCTCTTCGGCGAGCGTCAGGTAGGCATGAGCATCGCCATCGCCGGCCGCCTGCAGCAGATTGGCAAGACCAACCGGGGTAAGGCCGCTTGCCACCGTATCGTTCCAGATGGTACGGATGCCGGTAAGCGACGGGGCCGCCTGCTCGCGGGTCAGCTCGGCCGTTTTTATCGGCCTGTTTCGGTAGTCGTACAGCATCACCATAAGCCTGCTCCTCTGCCGAGTCCGGATGTGGTCCTGATGGGCCGGTCTATACGGTCATCGTTCGTTCTGCGTACCGGATGATAGGCGTATTCGATATGTTTTCCTCCGGCCGCATTGGCCGCCAGAAACTTGGCCCAGGTCCGGTCGGCATGGCCGCTGCTGTCGCTCTCCGCCACAAAGCGCGGGGTTCCTGTCGGGCCGACCACCTTTTTCAACTTGTGCAGGTCGGCTCTCAACACCTTGTCGCCCATGGGGATACGGCACTTTCTGTCCTCGAACTGTTCCTTGCCTATCGTCGCCATGATCAGCTTGTTCGCTCCGGTGAAGAGCACGCCCTCTATCCTCGACCCATAACGACGCTGGGCATCCTGCACCGGTTTTTCACCCATGCCGGTCTGGTCCATACAGCAGCGGACCACCCGGTAGCGCTGGAACACATCGGCAAGCAGGGCGTCCTGCTCGGCAAAGCTTATCCTCTTTTCGGCGATGATCTCGCGGCACCAGTGGACATCGCCGATCAGCTCGTTGACCCAGATGACAAAGAGGTCGTTCCGTGCGCCGATATCGACGCCGACATAGCATGGGCCGCCGCTGTACAGTTCAGGCCGACCGGCAAGATCGTCCTCACAGCTGCTGATCAGCTCGAAGCTGAGCCAGGAGCTGGCTTCATCCAGCCATTTCAATTCGTATTCCTGCGACCAGGCGTCATCGTCGCCGAGAGCTGTGCGCAGCTCCTCTATATCGCGGGGCAGGCCGTCTGCCACAGCCTGGTAGATATCCGTCGTCTGGCGGTACCAGATATCGTCCGATCCGGTCATCAGATCATAAAATTTATTGCCCTTGCCGTTCGGTGTACTGACCACCCGGAGCCTGTGCCCGGCGCTGATCACCGGGAAGAGGGCGGTCCAGATCTTGCGGCTGTCCTGGTGGAAGGCGAACTCGTCAAGGAAGACATTGGCGGAAAAACCGCGGGCCGTATCCGGGTTGGCCGGTAGCGCCGTGATCTTCGATCCTCCAGGGAACTCCACCTCCATTGCCCGGTAGGTGGCGCCGTCCGTGCGATAGTCCGCCTCGTTGCTCTTGATCAGAGATCCGAGGGCCTGGCAGTGCCGTTTCACTCCCTCCTCGATGGCCTCCTTGGCCTGGCGCTCGCCACGGGACAGGATCACCCAGCGAAGCCTCTTGCCTTCCAAGTCAGCCAGCTGACAGTCACGGGCCACCTCGAAGGTGGTGGTGAAGGTCTTGCCGGTCTGGCGGGCGAACATGCCGATCTTGAAGCGGCTGTCGTTGCCGACCCAGCGCTGCTGGTATGGATAGAAAAGTTTATTTGCCACGCTCAGCCACCATAGACCGCGTTGATTATTGCCAGCATTTCCGCCTTGGTCATTTTGCCGTCTTTCTTTTCACCGGATGCACCATTGCCGTCTGCAGTCGATCCCTCCAGTCTCTCCCTGGCATCCTGATCGAGATCCCGTCCCGCTCCGACCATGGCCCTGAAGGCATAGGCCAACTGCGGGTCCATAACCTCGGCCAGCTTTTCGCTCATGGCTGCTTTAGTCCGCATGACATTGCGGCGGATGGTGGTCTGCGCCTGGCGGTACTCCCTGCGGCGCTCGGTCCATACCGGCACGCTGTCCATGGCCCAGCGCTTCAGCTGGCTGATGGAGACGCCGGTCTTGTCCGCCACCTGCTCATAGGTAAGACCGTCGATGATGTACAGCTCCTCGGCGGTCTCGCGTATCTCCCAGCTGTAGCTCTCCGGCATCAGCCCAGCGCCCTCTTGATGTTCTCTATTTCCGCCATGAGGCCCAGATACTCGGTATGCTTGGCGGCCATCTCCACCGCCTGCACAGCTGCCTGCTGGGCGGCGATATTGGCCACCGGCTCAAATGGGGGCAGGGCTGCCCTGATGGCGGCTATATCGCCCTCGATGGACATTTCCAGGTTGCGCAGATCCGCCTCTTTTATGGCTAGCCGGCCGCGCAGCGTCAGTCTTTCTGTATTGATCATTTACGCATTCCCTCCCTGCTGATGGGGCAAAACATGTTGTTGTCGATCTTCTCGATGAGCTTGGTCATGGCCTGGGTGTTGAGGTGGATGATGCCTGCCAGATCGTTGGCCAGCTTCTGGTAGTTTTCCACCAGGATGACGTTGCTTTCGTAGTTGCGGACAACCGCCTCGAACCGTTTATCCTGCTGGGAGATGATCGACAGCAGCTGCTCCTTGACGGCCATCCTCTCATCCCTGACCCGGTCCAGCTCTTCCCTGTGCCTGGATTCTTCCCTGGCTTTCTGCTCGGCGTCGCTTGCCTGCCGGATGGACTCAGATATCAGCGACTCCCTTCTCTCCCTGTCATAGCGGCGATGATCGATATACATCATCACCATGATGATGCTTGGCGCAGCCATAAAAAGCAGCAGCACACCAGGCGCGCCGATGGTCCTGATGATCGCTGTCACAATCCCGGCTGTCTCTCCCATTGATCGCCTTATCCCTCAAAAAGTGTCTGACACTCTATGCAGCGGATACATGCCGCCACGCTTCTCCGTCTGGCCTCTGGTATTGCTTCACCGCAATCTATGCAGTGGGATCTTCCTCTCTGTTGCCCATGATCAGCAGCTGCTCGCCTGGCCTGCTGGTCAAGCGCCTGCTGCCGATACCTGGCGTCCAGTTCCTGGGCACGGTCGAACTGGTCGACCATTACTTCCCGCCGGTTATGGCAGCTATCACGGTCCCGGCAGCTCCCCGCCGCTCCGCCGTCCTGCCGATGATCCATATGGAGCAGACCCCGCCCCAGGTGTACCAGAACTGCTCCGGCAGAGTGATCTCAGGCAGGTTGATGGTGGTGCTGCCATGGATGATCTGCAAAAGGCAGGCGATAATCGGAAAGAGCACATGCACCAGACCGATGGCCAGCAGACCGAAATAGACTATGGTCGGCCTGGCCCGCTTGGTATAGACGTCGCCCTGGGCCATCTCTGCCGACATCACCGCCTTCTGGGTATCGAGCACGGCGTTTTCCCGTGCCTGCAGCTGCTGCTCTATCTGCACTTTCGCCGCCAGCTTTTCAGCCTCGGTTGCCGCAGCAGGAAAGAAACGGTCGACTATGCCCTTGGCCAGGTCGGCCACCGATCCGAGTCCTGTCAGGTCCATAAATAACCCCAGTCCGAATCCGTGAGTATGTCACCGATAAAGAAAATCATATCCTGGTTACCTCCAGTTGAAACTCATCCACATCCTCAAGAGCGGCAAACAGTCTGGCCAGCGCCACCTTGCTCGATCTGATATAGGGCAGTCCAGGTGCCAGCGACTCACCGGTCAGGATACAGCCCTCGGTGTCCGCAGGCTTGTTGCCGGCATGAAAGAGGATATGCGAGCGGTATTTGACATCGCAGACCTCATAGGTGTCGCCGAAGTGGTTGGAGAGAATCCTGCGGCAGGTGTAGGTTCCTTCCGGTATGCAGGAAACGTTCATATGGTTATCGCGCCAGGGCAGCTCCAGCGTCATGCAGGTATAGATTCCGTCGATCAGCAGCAACCCCTTGGTGCAGGTCTGGTTCTGCTCGATGCGCAGCAGTTTGGCTTTCTTCACATTTCTCACCTCGTTAAATCGCTACTGCCTGGGAAGGGTGCTGGAGTACGAGACCAGTCCTTCCCAGGCTTCCCTGTCGGGGTATATCGATATGGTGAGAGTGTTATAGGGTAATTATGGTCAGGCGTCTAAAGGCAGGTTGCAGTAGTTTGTTGCAGGTGGTGCAGGTTGGGAAGGTTAGGAGGGAAGCAACATCGTTCCCACGTTTATCCCGCGAATCTTTTGGGCGGGACTCCGCGTGGGAACGTACAGCTGATTTAATTTTCTCCGGTCCTGATAATCGGCAATTGCTGAAACGGTTGGGCTTCCTGGACTGATCTTCTGGCTTGGACTTCATCCTTACACAGGATATAGTTCTGAATAACAGGGTCGTCTATTGTTTTTCTAATGACGACATGGACTGCATTGGCATTGGCGTTATAGGCAATGCCTGATCCTTCATTTGACTCGTAGGTCTTTATCAGTCCAGTCTCCGGGACGATAACATCCATCTTGAAATGGCTGCCGAATGACCAGACGCCTGCTGTAGCCAGCATATCGACCATTCGTATTTCAAGGACTTTTGATGAGCTGGAATCGTAGTTTATATTGCTCTGTTTGTAGCAGTTGATCATATGCAGGGCGACGGCGTCCATTATTTCCCTGGGGTTTATCATTCCTGTCGACGGTCCGTTTGATATTGCCTTGTAATCGTCTGTCCTTGTTTCCACGTTGACTACATTTACCGTCGGATACGCACTGCAGCGTGATTGCGGGGACAGATCGACAGGGGTAACACCATACGATTCGTTCAGTTTGTCGGCGTCAAGTTTTGCCGAAATTTCCTTGGTAATATGGAATGTACACCCTGACAAGGATACCAGGATCATTGCTGCGATCCATAGCGGCATGGCCATACTCAATTTTTTCTTCATCACTTCTCCTTTTTTAACATTAATTGAGGAATAGTTTTAGAAAGATCGTTTGTCAGGATGACCTTACAGCGACCTGGCTGCCGCCACAATTGTTTTTTCCAAAGCATCGATGATAAGACATAGGCCGCTGGCACCTTTCTGGCTCATGCCGATCGCCTTGCAAACTAGATCTGCGCCGCGATCGGCGGACATGTCAAGGTTTTCCCTAACCGATAACCTTATAGTCTATCGGTTTCAGTTTTGGACCGCACAGCAGAGAGCAATCAAAATCAAGATTACCAACCCCGGTATCCACACGGTACGCCCCATGTCGAACGACCACTCTGCCAGGCTTTCCGACAAATGGATAAACAGGCTCTATTGTATCGCCAACCTTGATTATCTGGCCGAAATGATCGGCAAAACGAGTCGGCCTGCGCT